AAATAATAATATGATGACCTTTTTAGATTATTGTTTTCTTTTTCTAATTTATCAAATTCGTTTGGATAATATTGATTACCACTAATATCATAACTGTCATAATCAGGGTAATTAGTATTTTCAGTTTCTGGATAACTATATTTCATATTATATTATAAATATATTTTTTTTATTACTGATTAGCTCTATTCTTATAATCTGGAATATCAAAGTCATAATCATCATAATTAATTTGATTCCTCATTGCAACGTCAAAATATCTGTAAACTAAGTAAAAAATAAATAATCCTACTAATATTGGTATTATAGTAGTACCAAATACTCTAGGTAAGAAACCTCTTGTACTCATAATTGTTAAAATTGCAAAAATAATACTTGCAATCATAATTACTTTCATTATTTCTCTTAAATCCCTATATCTTTTCTCAAAATAACGGCTATTTTGTACTAAACGTTTTCTTTCAAATTTTTCATCGTCAGTTGGCTCTAATACTAGTTCTTTTAAATTATTTACTGCAGTACGACCATCACTACCTGATAGACTTCCAAAACTGTTGGATAATTCATTAAAAGATGCATCAATAGCACGACGCTTATTCAGTGGTATATGTGTTTCTATGTTTTTTGATTTGAAAATATTTGTAATGTATTCCATTTATATATACTTTTATTAGATTATTAATTAAAATATATATTTAATATTTTGATAAAAGTGATGCTGATAGAATTGCAACACCTGTTGCAGCTAAATATAAGTAAAAATCAAATTCATATCTTTTAAAATTTTTATCGGAATGATTTTTCATTTCATTTTTTGTTAATTGATCACTATCTTCAAATCCTTCTATTGTTTTATTGCAATCACAATCTTTTTTTTCAACTTTTTTTTTTTCAAAACTAGTATTGTTTGTTTTATCTCTAAAATCTAAAATATCATTAACTAATACTTTATTTTTTGAACCAAAAATTGAATTAGTCATATTATTCATATCACAAAATGCTTCGGTTGAACAAAATGGAGAACTAATACTAGAAAATCCCTCTTCTATTTTCACGTTTTTATTTTTTTCTACAAATTTTTGTATATTTTTTTTTAAATCTTTTGATACACTATCTTTTAAATCTTTAATATTTTGAACTATATTCATCTTATCAAAATCTTGGTCTTTTTCTAAAAATGTCATATATATTTTAATAATATATTTTAATTATATTATTAAATACTCTTTTTAAAAATTTGGTTTTCTTGCATAACCACGAGCAATACCACCTAAAGCTACTATTCCTAAAACTAAAAAAATATTATAATATAAATAACTTTTATATATTTCCTTATTATCTTCATAAAATTGTTTTGAATAAATTAAATCTTTTTCTTCATCTAATACTTTATTTCTATCTGTCATAATATATATATTAATAACATAATTATTGATTTACGCAAATTCTATAATGCTTTGTTAATATTGCTGTTTTACTTGGACGTTCTATTTCACATATTTGGTCAGGTTTCATAAAAATAGCTAGAGAAACTGGATCAAACCTAGATATTGTAGGTATTTGATTATTGTTTGATATATTATATCTCTGTTTAATATTTTCTTCTTGTTGTTCTGTTAAAATTACATGTTTTGGTACCATACTATGATTTAAAATATTAAATTGTAATCTTTTAATATTAAATACAACTATAAATATACCTTGTGTTTCCCATATTGTTTTTAAATGTGCTTTTAACGTATCATTTGGTTCATCATTAGTAATTATTAATAATTTATCTTTTTTTTCTAAAATAGATTCTATTTCAAATAAATCCTCTATCATATTTTCAATATTTTGAACTGTTAACTTTTTGGTTAAAATATTCTGATATTTAATATAGATTTTATTATCATTTTCATTATGTTCTAATAACATATCTAATTGTTTAGTTTCTATCATACTATGTAAAATAGTAGTGCTTATACCTTCATAATCACTTATGTTATAATTTTGTGATTTTAACAATTCTAGTAATATAATTCTAGATTTGTATATTTTTTGAAATGTTTGACTTGCGTTTTCTGTACTCATTATATATACTAAAGAAACACTTATTATATTATTTTTTCAATTTTATATTAAATTATTTTTTATTATATTTATTAAATCGTATAAAACTATTACTGTTAAAAAAGTATAAAAATCAATTTTTAGAAGATGTTCAGTTAAATAATAAGTTATATCTTTTAATCTAGTTTTTATTGGAAAACCACATAGTTTATTATATAAGTCAGAAACTATACATCTTCCATTATAAAAATACCAACTTAAATATGTTAATAATATAATTAACAAGTGGTATAAATGATAACCAAAAAATAATGAACCATAAAAAAGAAAATTAGAAAAAGCATGATGTAATAAATGCAAAATATTAACATATAAACTTTCATTTTTACAAGGATTATTATATTTATCAATACTAAAAGAAAATAATACTAATAATAAAAATAATATAATTTTATTTCTTAAAATCATATTATATTGTAATATTTAATTATAGGTCCAATTTTATTTTTTTTCCGTTTCCTACTGCAGGTTCTTCATCATTATTTGTGGTATCAATGACAATTTTTTTACTTCCACCATCTTGATTATCATTATCATTAGAGTCATCATTAGAATCATCATCTTCATCTAATTTTCCAAATTCTTTCAAAGTATCTTTCTTTTCTTTTTCATCTTCTTTTATTTCATCTTTAATTATTTCTTCGGGTTGCAATAAACTATTATCATCTTTTGCATCTTCTATATTTTCCTCAACGCGTATATTATCTTCATCTTCTTCATCATCATACATATCTGGCGCATATGGTATTGAATCATCATCATCTATTATATTATTATTATTAGATTCTGATGTTGTTGGTGGATGATATGCTGGACTATCTTGATTTACATAATTTTCATCATCTTCTTCAAATTGTTCATTATTATTTTCTATTTCTGGATTATAAGGTGCATAAGGAACACTAGTATCACTAGTATTTTTTTCAATTTCATCCAAACTTTTTTCAGATTCTAATAATTGTTGTTCATTTTCTATTTTTTCCATCATTTTATCATGTTTATCATCTCTATTTTTTCTTTGTGCATTCATTAAATGCTCTTTTAATGTTGACATTTCATCAAAAGCCAGCTTTTTATAATTATTACTATAGGACATACTTTCAAAATTATCTATATTATCTTCTGTTATTATACGCATTTGTATATTCATTACTTGTAATTCATGAATTAATAATTTTAAACTATATGGTATTTTAACTAGACTGAAACTTCTTCCATAATGAGATATATTTTTTATTTTAATATTATTCTCTACTAAACCACTGTATTGTATTGGTCCATCAATAAAAGGACTAAAGAATATATTTTGGCTTTCATTATAAACTGCAATAGCACCAGTTTTATTACATATAGCCATATAATATAAATCACCTCTTTCTAACATTGATTCACTTAAAAATGCACTTGCACCATGTGCAATAACACCATCACGTTCCATTTCACCAATACGTAAACCACCATCATTTGCACGACCTTGAACAGGTTGTCTTGTCAACATCATATTTGGACCCTTTGCTCTATAATTAATTTTATCTTTAACCATGTGTTTCAACCTCATATAATAAGTTGGTCCCATAAATATTTTACTATTAATTTGTTCTCCAGTCATACCATTATATAAGATTTCTTCACCATGATTATGAAATCCTTGTTCAGTTAATATTTTACCAAATAAATTGAAGCCTTCATTTTCACTAATAAAACCAGTACAATCACCAAAACCACCCATATTACAACAAGCCTTACCCATTATACACTCTACTAATTGACCAATTGTCATTCTTGAAGGAATAGCATGTGGATTTATTATTAAATCAGGACGTAATCCATCCTCAGTGAAAGGCATATCGCATTCTGGAATTATTAATCCAATTGTTCCTTTTTGACCAGCACGACTTGCCATTTTATCACCAATTGCTGGTATTCTTTCTTCTCTTATTCTTATTTTTGCAATACGAAATCCTTCTTCACCATTTGTCATATATGACTTATCTACAATACCAAGTTGCCCTTTTTTTGGTTTTATTGATTCATCTATATAATCATTATTTTCTGTAATTTTTGCTTTACCAATAACTATTTTATCGTCTGTCATCATAGTATTTTCTTTTATTAAACCATTATCATCCAAATAATTATAATTATATTTTTTATTTTTACGCATTACATTGTTTTTTTCAACATTAATAAAAACACTTTCACTATTTGAACCTTCTACTGTATCACTTTCTTCATAACTTTCATACATATTGTAATAGGTTGTACGAAATAATCCTCTTTTAACAGCACCTTCATTTATAAGAATAGCATCTTCAACATTATAACCAGTATAACACATAATTGCAACTATTGTATTTTCACCATATGGTAATTCTTCATTGTGTAAATATTTTAAATATCTAGATTTAATTAAAGGAATTTGTCCATAATTCAAAACAATACCAGCTTTATCTATTCTAAACATATGATTTGAGTGATATAATGAAACGGCTTGTTTACTTTGCCCGCAAGAAAATAAATCTCTCGGAAACTGATTATTTTCAGGAAAAATAATTTGATTACCCATAACTCCAAATATTAAAGATGGATGAATTTCTAAATTTGTATATTTTTTATTGGAAAATATATCATTGTAATTATTTGCTATTAATAGTGATTCAGTCTCATTTGTATCAATATAATCTATAATTGATTTTTTTTCAACTTCAGTATTACTATTTTTAAAATCATATTTATTGACATAATCATTGCTTTTGTTAAAACCATTTATTAATTGATTCCATGATATAGCTTTATCCATTACTATTTTACTTATATCTTTATTAACTAAAGGTATACTATCCTTTTCTGTATAAAATAATGGACGACATAATCTTCCAGGGTCAGTAAATAAATATATGCTTTTATCCTTTGTACTATATGATATACTTGTATACAGTGGAATATTTCCCATTCTTCTTTCCATTCTAAGTTCATTTATATTTTCATATAATTTATCAAGAACACCTACAAAACAACCATTTATAAAAACTTTTAAGTAATAATATATATTTTTAACTTCACATTCTTCTAAATACATTAAATTTAAGTTTTCTCTAAGCCATTGTACTAATAAATCTCTGCTATAACCAGTTGTAATTACACACATTATTGACATACTTTTATGCAAACCAATATTTCCACCATCAGGTGTATCAACAGGGTCAATTAATCCATATTGAGAATTGTGTAATAAACGAGGACCAACTACTTTTGCACTTGCATCTAATGGTAAATTTAATCTTCTTAAATGTGATATAAAAGAATTGTATGATAAACGATTTAAATCTTGTACAATACCCAATTTTTTACTATAAGAATGTGCACCCCAATTACCTTTAAATGCCTTCTTGAATCCTTCTTCTACTATTTTATCTTTAAAAAATTCATAATAATTATCCTCTATAGCATTTATTATATCATTTTCTGTTAATTTCTTCTTCTCCTTTTCATAAAGTTCTTTATCAATTTTGGTTTGAATATTTTTTTGTTGTAAATCATAATATTCTTTAAACAAGTCTGTTATTAGTATACCAGATGTTTCTACTCTTTTAAATTTAAAACTATCTCTATCAGTAGGTTTATCTATTTTTAAAAATACTTTTAATAATGAAAATGCCATATGACCCAAGAAAAATGCTTTGTCTTTAAAACTAAACTCACCTATTTGAGGCAATAAATAATTCACTAATATATCCATAGCATAACTAATATTCATGTATTTTGTAAAAGTAGAAATGAATTTTATACAACCTTCTTGTGTAAATAATGTACAAGCATCATGAACACTTGGAATAAAATATTGAATAAATTCTTTATTTTCATTCATATTTAAAATACAATGTTCAATTATATCGTAATCACTTATTACACCTAATGCTCTCATTACAATAAATAACGGTATTGGTTTTTTTACATTTGGTATCTCAATTACTATATTATTATTACTATATGTGTTTGATGGCTTTACTATATGCATTTTTAATGTTCTTACTGGTTTTGAAGAATCTTCTGATGCACACCTAACAATTGCACTATGACTATAAAGACTTGATTCTTCATTTTCTTTTATGTAAATCATATTATCAGCAAACTTTTCTTGCGGAATTACAACCTTTTCTTTTCCATCTATTATAAAATATCCACCATTATCATGCTTACATTCACCTAAATTATATTTTAATTCACTTGACATATTCTTTAATATACATAAATCACTATGAAGCATTACTGGAAAACGACCTAATAGTATTTTTTCTAGTGTTATATTTTTATTTATTTTGTTGTTATTTTCATCTATTATTGTTATTTCTATTAAAACATCATATTCTATTGTTATTGCATATGTCATATTTCTTAATCTTGCTTCATTTGGATACATATAATGCATTCTATCTTTATCATAAATTATTGGTTTACCAAAATATAATTTACTTCCATCTTTACCACCTATATATAAATCACACTTAAATTCAAAATCATCTATATCATCATTATAATTTTTATGAACTTTCAATGGATTTTTTTCATTTATTATTCTAAATATATGCGTGTTAAAAAAATCATTATATGAATCTAAATGATGATTTACTAATGTATATTTATTTTCAAAATATTTATTAATGACTTCCCATGATAAATTATTATATAAGTTCATTTATATATATATGTATTAGTTTTTTTAATACATATATACACTTAATTAATCATTTACATTATTTGTTCTGCACCTAAATATAGCATTACTACTCCTAACATAACAAAAAACATAATAAATGGAAATAATACTAAAAACCATGATACATTTTTATATCCAGCATTACATATTAAATTTAATACCCAAGTAAAAAATAATATATATATTGCTTTAATTACAAAAACTAATAATACACTTGGTACAGTGCATTTATAACTACCTAAACAGTATTCATGTGTTTGTCCGAAATTTTGTATTGACATTATTAATAAAGCTACGAATGAAAGAATAAAATATAATGCAGCTGGTGTACATAAATCGCGAATTGATTTTGGTAATGGTTGAGCTCCCATATATGTACTTTAATTAGATTAATTTTTTACTAAAATCATTAAAAATTATGTTGAAAATGACCTTCTACTGGACTTATATCAATAGCATGGTCTGTTCCATTATAAACATCATTTGTTTCTTCTATTGTATTTCTAACTACATCACCAAATTCTCTTAATGGTAAAGGAACTAATGGATTTAATTTACCACCTCTTAATTTTCTTTTTTTATGCATTGTTCTCTTTTTACTAACAAGCATCTTTCTTTTTTTTGAAACTTTTCGTAAAGTTCTTCTATTTTTTAAGGATTTTTTAAAAGATTTTTTTGAATATTTTGCTAATTTCTTTTTTCTAAATGTTTTCTTTTTATTTAATTTCATATATAATATGTGTATATTTTATTCTATATCTACATGTGTTAATACATGACGACGACAACAAATCTTATTTAGATTTAATTTATCCATTACTTTTCCCTCTGGTGTTTTTTCTTTATTTACTTTAGTTAAATAAACTACTTTTCCCTCATCTGTATTTCCCTGTTCTGTTTTCATTTTTTTTACTTCTTCTTTGTAATATCTATATTTATCTCCTAAAACTTTACCACACGTAAAACATTTAACTGGAATTAACATTTTTTATATTATATTATAATTTTTCTTTTTTAATCAATTTTATTTAATATTATTAATATTATTAATATTTTATTTATAATTTATATATATATGTGTTTTGATGCACGTTCATCATTAAGTGGATTTTTAATTGGAGGTAGCGCTTCATTATATTTATTATTATTCTCAAAAAATAATACGAATCGCCATATTGGTTTATTTTTTTGTTCGGTTGTTTTGATGCAACTTGCCGAATATTTTATGTGGATTGATCAAGATTGCAAAAAAAAATATAATAATTTTGCATCAAGGAGTGTTATTCCAATATTATGCTTACAATTATTTGCATTAATTTTTGGAGGTTATATTTTTAATACTACAATTTTACCAAAGTATATTTTAAAATATTTAACTATAATTTTTGCTATTTCTTTAATTACCATAATTTATTACTGTTTTTTTTATAATAATTATAATTGGTGCACTAAACCAAACGAAGACAAAAGTCTACAATGGGCAAACTTTTACAAAATAGTAAATAAAAAATTGATTAGTATTTATCAACTTATTTTTACATTAACACCATTTCTATTTAAAGATATTAGAAAAGGTTTTTTTCTATACATACTTGGAGTGAATAGTTATATGTCAACTAGATATAATAATGAAAATACATCCAATTCGCATTGGTGTTTTTACTCAGCATTTATTCCAACTATTTTCTTAGCATTAGAGCTTAATGGATTATAATTACAAATCATCATTTAAAAAATTATGCATTAACGTTTCTTTATTTAAATTTTTTACACTTCCAGTTAAAATACTTGATGTGTATAACTGTTTAATAATATCAGGAGGGGCATCACTACCTGTTTTTATTAATCCTCTTTTTTTTAGATATGTCTTCATATTGTTTAAATTATTTTCACATAATAATCCATACTCTTTTTGAATTTTTTCTTTTTGTTTATAACCTTTTAATAAAACACTAATTGTTCTATTTTTCTTTGACCTTCCTAATTTATATTTTCTTTTAAAAGTTTTTTTATTATAAATTTTTAAAGGTTCATTAAACTTCTTTAATTCATTTTCATTTACTTTAATTATTGGTTTGTCATTTTTTTCTTTTAATTCATCTGAATTAGTTGTTTCTCTTGAATCTTTTAATTCTTTTAATTTATTTTGCCTTGATACAAAATCATCGTTACTAAAATTATGCTGCTCTGCTAATTCTATTTTTGGTTTATTATCCATCATTTTCTTTCGTGTTGAATTTAACCAATTTCTATAGGTTGGTTTTTTTCCTCCTTTCAAACAACCATATGGTACTTCCTCAAATTTTAATTGTTGTTTTTTTTCACTTAATTCATCTGGCATATTCAAATTAATAGCAGTTGTATTATCTTCATCACTAAAATAACCATTATAAGATTTTATTGTTCTATTATGTTTTAATTCCTTTTTTCTTTTTCTTTTTTCCTTGACATCTTTTGCAATATCATAACTATTTTTTATTTCTGTATTTTTATTTTCAACATTATTATTTACAATATTATTATTATTTTCAACATTATTTGTACTTACCTTATTCTTTTCACTATTATCATTAGCTAAACTATCTAAATACTTCATTGACTCATTAAATTCATCTTTAAATTTATTATCACCATTGTTATTATTTTTTAATGTTAGATTTTTTCTTCTATGCTCTCTTATCTTACTTATTAATGATTTCTTCATCTCATTTGGATTTATTAATTGAAATTCTTTTTTTCTTGTTTTCTTCTCTTTTTTTTTCTTTTCTTTTCCACCAATTTTAAATAAATCTGGATTTATTTGTATACTTTTTTTATTAGAAGACATCTATTTAAATAATATATATTTTTTCATTAATTATTACAAATTACAAAAATATATTTAAAAATTGAATTATAAATTATTCAATGTCAACTAAAATAATAATGAATAATACTGCAATGGAAAAAAGCTACAATAAAAAAGATAATACAAACTACGTTGAAGATATTAATGAATATCTTGAAACACCATGGACTATTATTGATTCCTATTTTACAGGTCAACATCTTAAAAGATTAGTTAGACATCAACTTGAATCATATAATTCATTTGTTAATTTTCAAATTCAAAAAACTATTGACATGTTTAATCCCGTACATATTTGTTCTGAACAACAATTTAATCATAAACTAAAAAAATATCCATTAGAAATTTATATTACTTTTGATAAATTTCAAATTTATAGACCACAAATTCATGAAAATAACGGAGCTACAAAAATTATGTTTCCACATGAAGCTCGCCTAAGAAATTTTACATATGCTTCGCCAATGACTATTGACCTTGATATACATTACATTGTTAGAAATGGAGAAAATCTTGAAAACGTACAAAACTTTCACAAAAAAATACAACAAATTCATATTGGTAAATTACCTATTATGTTAAAATCCTCATTGTGTATACTTAATCAATATAAACATATTGATGAAAAAATAACAGGTGAATGTAAATATGATGCAGGTGGGTATTTTATTATTAATGGTTCTGAAAAAACTGTTCTGGGTCAAGAAAGAGCTGCTGAAAATAAAGTATATTGTTTTAATGTTTCTAAAAATAATACTAAATGGTCTTGGATGGCTGAAATTAAGTCAGTACCTGATTTTAAATGCATTAGTCCAAAACAAATTAATATGATGATTTCTAGTAAAAATAATGGTTTTGGTTATGGTATTTATATTCAAATACCACGCGTTAAAAATCCAATACCTCTTTTCATTATATTCCGTATTTTAAATATTATCAGTGATGAAGAAATATGTAAATATATTTTATTAAATATTAAAGATGAAAACAAAAAAAAAATGTTGCACTCATTACATGCATCTATTATTGATGCAAATAATTATCTTACACAAGAATGCGCTATGAAATTCTTAATCAATAATGTTATGTATACTCCTATTAATATGGATAAAGAATCTGGAGCTATTAAAAAAAGAGAATTCACTAATGAAGTTATACAAAACGATTTGTTTCCTCATTGTCATAATGATACACAAAAAATTTACTTCCTAGGTTATATGGCAAATTGTTTATTAAAAGCTTTTCTTGAAATTAGAAATCAAGACGATAGAGATTCGTATTTAAATAAAAGGATTGATTTAACTGGTACATTATTGAACAATTTATTCCGTAATTATTTTAATAAATTAGTGAAAGATATGAATAAACAAATTATTAAAGAAATTAATACTGGTTCTTGGAAATCAAATGAAGATTATTGTAATATTATTAATAAAACAAATATTTATAAAATTATTAAGTCAACAACCATTGAAAATGGATTAAAAAGAGCATTATCAACTGGCGATTTCGGTATTAAACATTCTACTAATAGCAGTAAGGTTGGTGTTGCTCAAGTATTAAATCGGTTAACATATGCTTCTAGTTTAAGTCATTCTAGACGTATTAGTACGCCTATTGATAAAAGTGGTAAACTTGTACCACCTAGAATGCTACACAATACAACATGGGGATTTTTATGCCCTGTTGAAACTCCAGAAGGTCAGTCTGTTGGGGTTGTTAAAAATCTTAGTTATATGACACATATATCTATTACATCTGACACTGAACCTATACACAATTATTTAAAATCTAATATAATTTCATTAGAAGAAGTTCAACCTGAAGATACATATAATAAAGTTAAGTGTTTTATAAATGGTGCTTGGATTGGTATTACAAATGACCCTGTTTCATTATATAACAATTTAAAAGAAAAAAAATACAAGGGCATGATAAATATTTACACATCCATAATATTTGATTATAAAAATCTAGAAATACGTATTTGCAATGATGCAGGAAGATTACTTAGACCACTTTTACGTATTAAAAATAATAAATTATTAATAACGCAAGAAATTGTTTCAGGTCTTCATAATAAAGAATTAGCTTGGGATGATTTATTTACAAATTGTAAATTACAAGAATCTGTTTTAGAATATATTGATCCAGATGAACAAAATAGATCACTTATTAGTTTTGAACCTAGACAGATTTATACAAATAAATATTTTACACATTGTGAAATTCATCCTAGTACAATGTTTGGTATTTTAGCTTCATGTATTCCATTTCCAGAAAATAATCAATCTCCTAGAAATTGTTATCAATGTGCTATGGCTAAACAAGCAATGGGGATGTATGTCACTAATTATGATTTAAGAATGGATAAAACTGCCTATGTATTAAATAATCCTATGAGACCACTTGTTGATACTAGAGTAATGAATATTATTCATATTAATAATATACCTTCCGGTGCAAATGTTATTGTTGCTATTATGACACATACTGGATACAATCAAGAGGATTCATTATTATTTAATAAAGGCTCTATTGACAGAGGATTATTTCAAGCTACAATATACCATACTGAAAAAGATGAGGATAAAAAGATTCATGGCGATGAAGAAATACGTTGTAAACCTGACCCATCTAAAACTAAATCAATGAAATTTGCAAATTATAATAAAATTAATAATCAAGGTGTTATTCCTGAAAATACACTGCTTGAAAATAGAGATATTATTATATCAAAAATTATTCCTATTAAAGAAAATAGAAATGACCATACTAAGCTAATTAAATATGAAGACAATAGTAAAACTATTAGAACATTTGAAGAACTATACGTTGATAAAAACTATATTGATAGAAACGGTGATGGTTATAATTTTGCTAAAGTTAGAACTAGAGCTGTTAGACGACCTGTTATAGGAGATAAATTCAGTTCTAGACATGGACAAAAGGGTACTATTGGTAATATAATTCCAGAATGCGATATGCCTTTCACTAAAGATGGATTAAAACCTGATATTATTATTAATCCTCATGCTATTCCTTCTAGAATGACAATTGGACAACTTAAAGAAACACTTTTAGGAAAAGTTCTTATTGAACTTGGACTATTTGGTGATGGTACTAGTTTCAATAATCTCAGTGTTGACTTTATATCTAAACAATTACTTGAACTTGGATATGAATCATATGGCAATGATGTATTATATAATGGTCTTACTGGACAACAAATAGAAACTAATATATTCATTGGTCCTGTCTTTTATCAAAGACTAAAACATATGGTTAATGATAAACAACATAGCCGTTCTATTGGTCCTATGGTAAATTTAACAAGACAACCTGCTGAAGGTAGATCTAGAGATGGTGGTTTAAGATTTGGAGAAATGGAAAGAGATTGTATGGCTAGTCATGGCGCTAGTTCCTTTACTAAAGAAAGAATATTAGACGCATCTGATAAATTTCAAGTACATGTATGTAAAAAATGTGGTATGATTGCTGCATATAATGATAAACTACATATTCATCTTTGTAAAACATGTAATAATCGTATTGATTTTGCATATGTTGAATTACCTTATTCTTGTAAATTATTATTTCAAGAACTTCAAACTATGAATGTTGCACCACGTATTATTGTTGAGTAAATTATTAATTTAAAATCTTAAATAATTTAGAAGATTATATTTTTTATTTTTTTATATTGTATTTATATAATGGTTAAGCCTATAATTGTTGCAACTAATGATAATTCATTAACTAAATCTAGATTTACATTAAGAAGAGTATGGAATGGTACAAATGCAAATAATACCAAAAGACAAATTGGAGGTTTTAGATCCGCACTTAACGCTGGCGACCCTCTTTTAAGAATGAACTATTCATGTGGAGGACCTAATCAACTTAATAATCTTAATATTAGACAAAATTTATCTTTAATGAGAGCTGGAGTAAAAAGCGATTGTGATGGTAGTGATATTCCTGCATCATCATGTAATGTTAAATATGTATACGATTCATCTGATTTCTCCAGATACTTGAAAGAAAGAGCATTACAAAAAAATTATAATGAAGTATCTTATGGCGGTTCTAATAGAGGAGATTATGTTTTTAGAAACAGACATTATTAAATTTTATTAAATTAAAAATTTATATTTAATTAAATTTCTAATGATATTATAATTATGTCAAATATATTCTTATTTAATCGTTTTAATAAAGGTAATAATATTAAATGGAAAGGTACTAATGAAACCAATAAAAATAATTTTTCTAGTGCTCAACTTCCAATAAATCAACAACCTGATATGACATTACAATTACCAAGAACACCATTCAAAGCTAATCCATTAAAATTATATCGTAAAGGTAGAACTATAAATTTAGTAAAAAGTTCTAAACCTAGTCTACATATTCAAGATATACCGAATTCTTTCTCTATTAGAAATGATAATACTTTATGCAACGATGAAAGTTGTGCAGTTATTAGTAGTATGGATTATCTTGGTAATAAAAATCTAAAGAGCAACAATCCTACATGCGATTGTATTAGAAATCAACCTCATCATTCTAAAAAATTATTACAACATAAAACTATTTTAGATAAAAAGTATTATACTAGACATGAAGATATGAGAAAGGCAAGAGGACAAACATTTCAAGATAATTTATTAACACACCCGGATGCTAATGGTACTTTCAAATCTAAATGCAATGATGAATTATCTTCATGTCCAGTTATTTTTAAACCAAATAATTCTAAATATTCTGTACAAGGTGCTGTTGATGCAGGAACACGCATTGAAAGATTAAAACTTGAGGCTATTAGAAAAAATGCAAATAGCATTAAAGATAATAATTTACAGAGTTATAATTACAAAGGAGCAAATACTATTTCATATAGCGATAAAAATAAACTCAATGTCCCTACTGAATTTAGACGTAAAAGAGTTTAAAATTGATTCTATATTTTTTATATTTAATATACATATTTATTTAATATGGATATTTCATTTTGTGTAGGTAAAAATGCAAAAGATAATTGGAAATTATTAGATAATTCAGAACCGGATGATATATGGGTTCATATTAATAATTATCCATCTTGTTATGTTATTATCAAAAACTTCAATAATATTCAAAAGGAACATATTGAACACGCATGTAAATTATGTTATCTTAAAAGTAAAAATAAATTACCATCATTTTTAAAAAAAATTCAATTCTGTTATCTTGAATGCAAATATGTTAAAAAAGGAAAAAGTACTGGAGAGGCTATATGCATGAAAAAACCAAATTTAAAATCTTTTAAAAAAACTATATTATATACTAATTCAAACTAATTCAAACTAATTCAAACTAATCCTCTTTATAAAAACAATTTCTACATGTTGGTACATAATTATCATTACCAACTACTATTTGACCTTCTTGTTTTGATATTCTTTTTGAATATATTGAAGGATTTATACAGTATGTACACATTCCATTTAGTTTTTCTATATTATTACTAAAAGGTATTAAATCTAATATTTTACCAATCGGTCTTTGTCTATAATCACCATCTAAACCACATAAATATACATGTTTTTTATATCGTTCTACTAAAATTATTACTATTTCATAAAGGTCTTCAAAAAACTGAGCCTCGTTTATCATAATTATATTTGAATTAACTAATAGATTATCATTATCATATATTTCACGTAGTTTTTTAAAATTATAACACGGTATTTCTCTTTTATCATGGGTTGATATCTTGTTTACACCATATCTATTATCTAAAGTGTGATTTATTGTTAATACTTCATTATTTACTTTTAATAATTCATAAAGATTTATTAATCTTGATGTTTTTCCTGAAAACATTGGTCCCATAATTATATGCAAATATCCGTATTCATTCTTCATTTTTATTGATTTATAACATAATAAATTTACAAATCAATTTTATTTTTTCTATTATTTCTATATTCTTGCTTATTGGATTTGAACCAATGACCTATGGATTACTACAAAATACTATTACAGTCCACCGCTCTGCCAACTGAGCTAAAGCAAGCTTAATATTATTATTAATACTTTTTTAAATTGTTTTTTCTTTTTTTTGTTCTATATTTATATATAAATATGTCTAAATATATTGGTAATTTGCAACAAATTATAAACCCTAATAAAAATGATACTAATGTAAATACTCCATTTAGAGCAAGACCTTTAAAAATTAATAGACTTCAAAGAACCAGTAATTTAAATAATTCTACTTCTTCTTCTATAAATGCTTCTTTAAGGACTATTGAACAACCTGGAGGTATTAATATTTCACAAAGTGAAAGTTGTATTAATAATAATTCACATGTCTATATTGATAATATATTAGTTGAAAATAATAACAATATTCCAAACTGTTGTGAACCTAGTAAAGCATTACTTAAATTCAAAAAAAAACCTCCTAGTATAGATTCTAATTATTTCATGGATTCTAAATCTAGATATGATAATCGTAATTATTCTATTGAGAAAAATTCAACAAAATATTTTTTTGATAAATATTATTCTGAAAAATTTTATGGTAAATATGATAGAGTGGAGTTTAATATAAAAGAACGCAAATATGATGGTAATACATACTATATTGGTGATTTAGTATCTCGTAGAAAAAACAGTGATTCAGGATGGTCAAAAGAAAAATTTAAAATTAAAAATATGCACTATAAGGTTGATGATAATTATGGAGATCCTCTTGATTCACCAAAACTTTTAAGTGAAATTACACATATTGTTATTGAAAAACTAGATGGAAAACAAATTGATTATATGTATCCTAAATCTGATATTTTAAAAATAGCTGATTTTGACAAAATTGATAATTATGATAGAGTTATTTATAAACCAACTAATCATGTTTTTGCAATTAACAATGCGGCTTCATCTTCAAATAGAACATCACGATTAAAATATATTTCAAATTTACAAAATGATCCTTATATTAATAATAGTAATAATTTCTTTCTTTCTGAAAAATCTAAATGCACTCTTAGAATTAATACCAGATATAATAAAAAGAAGGTATGTGATTTATCAGTTAGATTACCACCTATTATATTTAGTAAGAATTCTATTCCTCTGTTATACACATCATTACTTATAGATAATGATATCCGTTCTAAAAGTGCAACTATACAATTCCGTGTTCCTCTTGATGGTAGTTATTATTGCTATATTGGGGGAAATATATATTCCTTCCGTGATAATGAAACTATTACCTTTAACTCTAATAATATTGCAGGTGATAATTATCGTAAATTTTATGATGTATCAAATAATAAAGTAGTATATAAGCATGAACCTAAAAGTTCTAATTATTATTATTGGTTTGAGGATACTAATTATACTGGTAATGTTTCAATATCCAACCTAAAAAAAGGCAGCATTTACACTTTAACTATTGATTCTGATTTTGATGATTTTAATAATTCACACGATATATTTATTTGCATTAAACATTTTAATTCTAAAAATAATAATCCGATACTTGCTATTATTGATATTGATTTGTATTTACAGCAATTAACATATCCTCAAATTATATTTGATTCTACATTTGATAATATTCAATTTATTAATTCATTATTTTATGAAGTGTATCAAAGTCAAATTGGTGTATTTCAGTATAGTAATGGTGTTTATAGCAAAACTATTAGTTTTACAACTTACAGCAGTGGTAAACATTTAATTTTTATTGGTGCAAGTAATTCAATTGGCTCATATAATGAAAAAATTATATTCCGTGAAAATATTACTGGTAATAGTATTGATAATTATTATAATACTAACAATGCCAATAATACAATTGAGTTTGTAAATAAAAATACTATTTCTAATAGTAGTAGAAATCCTAATACTAATTATTGGGTTGAAAAACCGTCTTCAACAAGATATAATTTATATTTTGAGAATCTTTCACCGGGTGATAATGAATTTATAATTGAATCAACTAATCTGAATCCTGGTGAAAATATTTTTATTAGAATTGTTAATGCTAATGATTTAGATGATTTCTCAGCTATGTTTTATGAACCAGCACCTGAACCAGAACCTGAACCAGAACCTGAACCACAACCTGAACCAGAACCTGAACCTGAACCTGAACCAGAACCTGAACCAGAACCTGAACCAGAACCTGAACCAGAACCTGAACCTGAACCACTATTTGAAATTTGACCTGAACCTGAACCAAACACTTAATCACAACCTTAACTACTTTATTATAACTAATTTACAATATTTCAAAAATTATTATAAATATTGTAATAACGATGCAAATAATCTAAAAATAAAGTTTTTATACTATTAAAAAATGAGCTATTTTTATTTACCAAGAATATATGGAGATATTAATCTTATAAAAAATAATATTGTCATTCAAAAAGAAAATGAATTAACTAAATCATCACTTGTTGAATACTTAAACAAATTAGAAAAAGAAAAAAATAAAAATAAATTATCACTTAATTTTTTTAAAAAAAAATGCTTTCCCTACTATTTTTTAAATAGTTCTAATAATAAAAGCAACTACAATCCACCTTTAAATAATTATAAACCATCTCATAGAAAATTTTTTATTTACTTAGAAATATTAAATACTATTATTTTTCTACAGAATATACTAATCAAAAATACACTTGTATTAAATATTGGTGATTATGATATCAGTATATTTGAAAGTTATTTATATGCCATCAATAATTTAAATAAGGTCTCTAATTTTTATTTTTTTACTATGAATGAAAATACAAAAAAAACTAATTTAACACCATTAAAAGGTATTAATAATAATTTATTAAATAAAAAAACATTAACTAATGTATTTACATATTATAAAAAATATTTTAACATTATTAATTGTGATATTAAATTAAAAAATTATGTGAAATATGAAAAAACAATTTCAATGAGTACCTATATTTATATTAATGTATTATATTCATTATTAATGCAAAAACAAAATGGGTTTATGATATTGAAATTACCAAATACTTTTGATAATCTATATCAAGAAATATTATATTTTATATCAAGCATGTACGAAAAAGTTATAGTTATAAAACCTCAAATATGTAAAAACTTAAAACCAGAAAAATATATTGTTTGTAAAAATTTATTATATAATCATAATCCATATTTTTTATATGAAATTATAAGCACATATATTGATAAATTTAATGAAAGCTTTGATTTATTTAAAATTAAAAATATATTGCATGAAAAAATACCATTATTTTATATCAATAAATTAAATGAATGCAATGCTATATTGGGACAACAACAATTAGAAGTATTAAATAGTATATTAAATTATTGTATTCTAGATAAAAATGATAATGAAATTCAAAGAAATGAAAAAATAAAGATTATTGAAAGTAAAACAAAAGAAAAATGCATTAATTGGTGCTGTCAAAATAATTTTTTACTAGATTAAATTTTTTATCATACTAATATTAATTGCATCATTATCATATCTAAAAATCTATTAAATTTAAAACCTATATCTTTCATTTTTCCAACATAAGTAAAACCTAATTTCTCATGAAAACTTATACTGTTTTTATTTTCACTATCAATACATGCTATCATTGTATGTTTTCCATTATTTTTCGCATAATTTATTAGTTCATTCATTAACAACTTACCAATACCTTTGTACTTATAATCTCTATGACAATAAATAGAATGTTCTACCGAATACTGAAATCCTATTCTATCGCGAAATTTACTGTATGTTGCATAACCAACTACAATATTATCTAATAGTCCAACTAATACTGGTTCTGCATTTTTTATATGATTTCTATACCATTCTTTAATACCACTTATATTAATTTTATCATACCTATAATCATTACTTGTTGTTTCAATTGTATCATTTACTATATCTAATATAAATTCTAGATCAGTTTCTTGAGCTATTCTTATTTTTATTTTTTCATTCATATCAATAAAAATATTATATTCTTATTATATTTTTATTGTTTAATTAGTCCAAATAAAATAAACTTTAAATATCAACCTTATAATTATATAATTCTATTTTTTCAGATGTTTTTACTATATCATTTGAATTCACACTCTTTTTTATAGTCTTTTCATCTATTATTTCATCATCATGAATTACCTGATCTTCTAATGGAACGCTTCTTATTTTTTTATATATAAAACAACGATTTAAAAATGATATTTCCTTTTCATAATCTTTCATATTTAAACTTGTACCTATGTCCTTTTCCTTTATTTTTTTTAACTTTACTTCGTCATGCATATAATTATATAATGATTTGAACATAAAATCATCTCCTGGAATATTTAATTCTTCACATTCTTTTTGACTAATATGAACAAATCCAAAATTTTCCATTATTCTATCCAAATAATCATAATTTACCAAATATTCACGGAAAACCTGATTTATTGAATCTTGATATACATCTATCGCATAATTTAAACATGAACTATTGTCTTCAAATTTTTCATAATCATATTTTTTTATTAATTGCCAAACTTTTTCTTCATTTTCATCATTATATATTGTTATACTATCATCTTTTTCTGTATCTACTAATTTATTAAATAAACTTTTTCCATCATAAGATGTACCTATAAAATAACCACCTACAGCAGTTGTTAATGATACATTTTTCAAAAATTGTTCAAGTTTATTTATATTTTCAAAAAAGTAGTGAATAGCAAACTGACAAGAACATATTTGAAAACCATTTTCACCAATACCATAATGTTTAAATACTCCACTTCCTAATAATTTTTCATCTTTTGGACCTTTTCCTAAAACTGCATTTCCTATATTTTTATATAAATCATTTTTAAATGCATCACCGTTTGCTATACTTGATGAACTATCACCATGCGCAAATAATACTTTTGGAATATTACGTGTTTCCTTTGCATAATTTAAATATCTTGCACAAGCACCATCCAATTTATTTTCAATATTATCTTTTGATACATCTATTCCAAAAACAAATTTTAATTTTGAAGCAATCCATTTTGGAAAATCACCTGCTTTTCCAACAGCTAAATCAATTAATATATCATTTCTTTTTGCTATTCTTGTTATCAATAATCTTTTAACAAATAAATTATGAAAATCCCTTAATCCTCTTGTATTTGATTTATTTTTTATTCTATTATAATAAACATCATCTAATGACATATCTTCTGGTATATTTTCACCAGTTGTTATCATTTCTTTACTTATTGGATTATGTATTGAATACCAATTACTATTTGCAACATGGTATGCGTTTCCATAATTTGGTAAACCATTTCTAAACTGGGCTGTTTTATCATATCTAACTCTTAATGGTTTCCATCTCCACATATAATTATCATCTACATCATATTTGAATTCTACTATCATATTATCTTCTATTACTTCACCTTCTTCCGTAAACATTTGCAATACATTATTCTCATCTATTTTTAATTGTATATTGCAAATATGAGCTTTATCATCATACGGATTTGTAGGATAAAATGGAGTTGCTTTGTAATTTTCACTGTAATCTAATTTATTTCTTACTATATTATCATTTATTATATCTGCACAAGGATTCATATATCCATGGTCTCTTTGATTAAAACCTACCATAAGTGTTAATGTTTTATATTGAGGAATATTCTCATTTGAAACATCATTTCCATCACTATAGTAATAAGATATTTTATCACCACCTTGTTCATCTTTATTTACGCTTACTAGAAAATCTATAGTATTGAATTCTGGTGGTTTCCACTTAAATACTCTATCCCATGTAAATTTATATTTTTTTTCTGGTAATGGTCTATCTATTGGAGTATAAATAAAACCATCTGTATTATATATAAAAGTTGGGTCATTTATTCTTGTATGAATATTTTTGGTTGATTTAAATATATCATTTGAAACTTCAAAATGCTTTACTTCTATTATAAAATGCGTTAATATTTTCTTATTTTTTGTTATTGATTTTGGTTTCAAGTTTTCTACTACATCTTTTAATAATGATAGTCTCGTTATTTTTTCTTTTTTTCCATCTAAATCTATTTCATTATTTATAAAAATATGCTTTCTTACATCTTCTTTTTTTAAAAAGTAAATATCAAAACATGCAAATAATGATATATTTAAACCATATTTATCATGTGTTATGTATTCACCATCTAATAAACTGTTAAAGTAATCTTTATTCTTTGTTATACTTCCTGTAAACACTAAATTCATATTTATATCTATTAAGTAAATCTTTCCTTCACTTGAAATATATAATAAATAACGTTCACCATCTGCTTTATCTGTTACACTGTAATTTACTCTTATATTTGCTATATTATCATCACCATTATCTAATATATTCTTTCTTTGTAAAGTTAAATTTGATGGACCTATAAAATGCTTCACATCTAATCTTTCACTATGGTCTTCTCCATAGACTATTTCTAAATATTCAGCAAATACACTTTTTTTCTCATTCAATGTTATTGGATAATTTGTTTTTTGCATTCCACATAATACTTGTTTTATGCATTTCTTTAAACTTTCTAATATTACCTTACTATCCTTCCATCTTTCTTCATTTAATCTTGCATTATCTATCTCCAATTCTATTTCATAACTTTCCGCGTTGTTAAATAAATTTGATTCTTGTAAACTGTATGCCAACTTTGGACCTTTTCCATTTTTTTCTCTTTTATTTGATTTTACAATACTTAAATGAAATAATATTGGATAATCATCATGCTTCAACTCTATACGATTTATATATCTGTATAGCTTTTTACTATTATCCCAATTATGAACTATTTTATTTACTATATTGCTATTCTTTTTTATCTTTGATTCATGTTGATATGCTGCTCTAAATTGATAATCATCATTATTTATATGTTTTAATGGCTCTCCGTTTGGCATCTTTACTCTATCTTTTTTTACTATTTCCATTTCACCATCAAATGATTCATTTTCCATTAATCTATTTATATTTTCATATAAGCAAAAATCACGTATTATATGTAAACCATTTAATTCAAATCTTATATTTGATAAAATCTCTTTACCTTGGGCATTCATGTAAGTATTTTGAACTCTTAAATAATAATTACCATTTGGATTTGCACAATTAAATTTTAATGATTTTAAACGACTACAAACATTATCAAAATCTATTTTTGTTATGCTTCTTTTCATATTTAAGGTTGAAAACCGAATTTCAAATTCTTTATTTACATTATCCGGTACATAATCACCTAAATATTTATTTAGTAAATCATTCATATCACTCATATATATCTTTCTCATTATATTTTAATATTTTTTCAATTTTAATTATTTTCTTCATTTTTCCTCATTATAAATTAATCTATACAATTCATTATATAAATCATTCTTTGTTTTTTTCTTATTTCCATCTAACATATTTATATTAAATTTCTTTGCCATCAATAATATATCATCCATTTTATACGTATTTGATGATTTCAATGGCTTTTCATAATCATTTGTTTCCATTTTTATTTCTTTGTAGTTATTTATTATATCTATATTACAATTCTTTTCATACCCAAAAATATCATTTATTTTAAAAATTAAATTTTCTGGCAATTCATTACTTTCTGTTTTATATTCATAAAATATATTCTTTTCTATATAAATGAAACCTATATTATGTATTATACATAATGCATGAAATATTTTTATTGTTATCTCTTTTAAATTTATTAAATCATCACACATCTCTTTTATTTTTTTAAATTTATGCTCTTTCAATATCTGCTTCTTCTCTTTTATTTTTTCTATTAATTTAAATTTTGTATCTCTTTCTATTTGATAATGATTTGAACCTATTAATTCATATTTTTCAAATCCATTTTCCAAAATATAAAATATCCAGAATAATTTATCATCATAACCTGATATAAAATGCCTTTTATTACTTTTATGTATATAATCTTTTTTATTTCTTGATATATTTATCTCTTTCTTTTTAACAAGCAAGCTTAACTTTTTACTTGTTAACATATAATTTAAATTTAATTTGTTAGTTAAACATTGAGATTTGTGTTTGTTGTTCATGTTCATTCTTTACATTATCTGTTGTTTTCTCTTTAATATTTTTTTCAAAAAATGTACTTTTAAACTCATGCTGCTTATCTTCAAAATAATTTATGCTTTTCTCTTGGTGATTATAATATTCTATATAATCTGTTAATTTATTTAATATATTACTACTTAAATCTGTTAAATTTATAAAAACACCATTACTATTTTCATTTAATACTATTTCTTCTTTATACTCATTAAAAATTTTTAATACTTCTATTTGATGAAACGTCGGCATCTTTTCTATTTTGCAGCGTATGCTTTCTAATTCATCTAAATTCATATATTAATTTATTCATTTTAATTTTTAAATATTTATTTGTTTTATTTGTTTTATTTGTTTTATTTTACTCTTTTTTTTCTTTTTTTCTTTATATGGTTCACGATGAATATCAATACTTACAACTTATTACTAATGTTATTATTAATGGAGAAGATATTCAAGGGAGAAACGGAGGCACACGTATGATATTTGGAACACAAATGCGATTTAATCTTCAAGAAAATATTATTCCTTTTTTAACTACTAAAAAGCTTGCATGGAAAACTTGTCTTAAAGAATTATTATGGTTTATTAGTGGTTCCACCAGCAACACTATTTTAAAAAATAATAATGTACATATTTGGGATGCTAATGGTAGTAAAGAATTCTTAGAATCTAGAGGATTAAATTATGAAGAAGATGACTTAGGACCTGTTTATGGACATCAATGGAGACATTTTAATGCACCTTATAACAACTGCAATACTGACTATAGTAATAAAGGAGTTGACCAATTAAATAATGTTATTAAAATGTTAAAAGACCCAAAAGAAAAGTATTCTAGGCGTATTATTCTCAGTGCATGGAATCCATGTCAACTTGACGAAATGGCATTACCACCATGTCATGTACTTATGCAATTTAATGTTAGTAAAAATGATGAACTTAGTTGTATACTATATCAACGCAGTGGAGATATCGGTCTTGGTGTGCCTTTTAATATTGCTTCATACTCTTTATTAACACACCTACTTGCTCATCATTGTAATTTAAAACCAAAAGAATTTATTCATTTTATTGGAAATGCACATATTTATAGTAATCACATTAAACCATTGAAAGAACAAATTGATAGAACGCCATATGAATTTCCAACATTAAAAATTAGTAATAAATACACTAATATTGAAGATTACAAATTTGAAGATTTTGTTATTGAAAATTATAAATCTCATAATAAGATTGAAATGGAAATGTCCGCTTAAATTTATTATTATTATTATTAAATCTATTAAATATTTAATGATAATTATGTATTATGAATTGTATTTCTCCTATTGATGGAAGATATTCTAACATTACAAAAGATTTATCCTCTTTTTTTTCTGAATTTAGTTTTTTTAAATATCGCTTATATGTTGAGTTGAAATATTTTATTAATCTCATTAATATTTTACCTAATATTAATATTACTTCTTTAGAAATTACTCTCATTATGAAAATATGGGAAAATTTTAATAATGATGATTATCATATTATTAAAAAATATGAACAAACTTTACAACATGATATTAAAGCTATTGAATATTTTATAAGAGATCAATTTAAACATCTTGGCTTTGAAAAATATATATCATTTATACATTTTGGAATTACATCCCAGGATATTAATACTAGTGCTAATATTTTAGCTTTAAAAGATGCTATTCATAATGTTATTATACCGGAATTGCATAAAATTAATTATTATATTAAAGCCTTTGTTCAAAAATCTAAAAATACTACTATGCTAGCATTTACACATGGACAACCTGCTGTTCCTACTACTATGGGTAAAGAATTTCATGTATTCTTATATCGTTTAGAAGAACAAATTAAAGTATTAAATAAAATGCCTTTCACTACTAAATTTGGCGGTGCTGTTGGAAACTTTAATGCTCATTATATTGCATATCCTAATATTAATTGGAACCTATTTGCCGATAATTTTATTAATAATATTGGTCTACAACGTGAACAATTTACAACACAAATCAGTAATTATGATAATCTATGCAATATTTTTAATCAAATCAAAACTATTAATTGTATTATTAATGACCTTAATATTGATGCATGGTTATATATTTCTAAGGGTTATTTAAAATTAAAAACCGTATCTACTGAAGTTGGTTCATCTACTATGCCACAAAAAGTTAATCCTATTAATTTTGAAAATAGTGAAGGAAATATTTGTATTGCTAACTCTTTAATTGAAGGTATCACTAGAAAAATATCTATTTCTAGATTACAAAGAGATCTTACTGATAGTACTATTTTAAGAAATATTGGAACTATACTTGCTTATTCATTGATATCATATTCTTCTACTATTAAAGGTTTAAATAAAATTCAAATTAACCCTCCTATTATTAATATTGACTTGAATAATAATTTGTCTGTTATATCTGAAGCTATACAAACTATATTACGTAAACATTCCGCTATTGATGCTTATGAAAAATTACATCAACTTACTAGAAATATACCACTTGATAAAAAAACATTAGATGAATTTATTCTTACTTTACCACCTGAAACTATACCTGAAATTAAAGCTATTCAATTACATAATTATATTGGTTTACCCAACTTAAAATAATTCAAATTGATTTTTTATAAATTTTATAAATTAAAATTATAAGAACAATATAAGGTATAGCAGTAAATATTCCATTATATGCTATCAATAATTTATTCAACCATGTAATTCTTTCATAACGTCCTAATGGACATTTATTATCTATATACCAATAAAAAAGCATTACCATAATTACAAAAACGTATAGTAAAATCATATTTATATTTGAAGTAAATAAAGAAATTATATATACTTGCACTATATATATTATATGAATAATATGAAGAATTAAATCATATTTATTTAACAATGAAATTATAAAAATAAAATGAAGAAAAAATAAAAATAAAATATTATTTTCATCAAATTTATTTAGTTTATTTGTATAATAGATATTAACTAAAAATAAATCTATTACTAAAGTTGTTATTATCATATCATCGTATTTTATCATTATGTATTTTATATATATTTTATTTTATAATTAACTCCAATCTATTATTATCAAATGATGGAGTGTAATATTATCATGAATATCATTTGTTTCTTTTGTCTCATTGTATATATTTAAGTCTGTAAATATATTTTTTAACCCTTTTATAGTTTGACTAATAACTTCTGTGTATGATTTTTCATAGTCTATCATATCTTCTTGCTGATGAAATATATTAGCATTAACGCCATATTTGATTTTCAATTCTTCAAGTGATTTAAGTTCATACAATAATCTCTTCTTAATAGTAGGCTCTTCTTTTAGAGTACCAGGAGTCATATCTCGTATCTTATGTATACCCTTACCAAGAAGCTTAGGATCAATGTCTGGTAACTTATTTTCTCTTATTTTATCTTCTATTATTTTATCTTCTATTATTTTATTTAATACTTTTCCTCTAATTTCTGGAACTAGAATTGATACAATTTTTGATATAAAATCTAAATCACAATTAGAATTAATTAATTCACGTGTGTACTCTATTGTTGGGATTATAATGCCAGTCATATTATTTTATTATTAATATACAAATTATAAAATAAAATTCAATTTTTAATAAAGACTACTTCAAAAATATTTTATGTAATATTATTTCTCTTTACTTAAATTAATTTATTATTTTGTAAAGTATTTAATAATATTTTATATTATATTATTATGATTCATTTTATACCCATTTTATTTATAAGTGGGGCGTCTGCAGCATTTGTTTCTATTTTAAAGTGTACCAATCAAGAGAATGATAATCTTGATTATAATAATACTATTGATAACCCTCCACGTAGGTGCAAATTACATTAAGTTTATATATATTTTTTATTTATATATAAAATTGATTTAAATTAATAATTTATTTATACTTAAACATACAACATGTCGGTTGACCCTAATACACCAGAAATTAAAAAAATATGTGAATCATTGATCGGTTCTAAAATAAATATTGGTTTTACAATCACTTTACAAAATGATGAAAAGTATTCAGGAGAAATAAATAATTGCAATATAATAGGAGATTGTATGGAAGATATTCTTTATCCATTTATACATAAACATATTCCTACATTTGAAAAAGGACCTAAACAAGCATCTCCTGACTTCTATAATTCAAAGATATGGGAATGGGAGTTAAAATGTTTTACTAATACTCCTGGATTTGATATATCAAACTTTAATAGTTATATTTCTCAATTAGAAGACAATCTTGAAAAAAAAATGTATAAAACACAATATCTAATATTTAAATATAATTTGAACGATGGAATTATAACGATAACAAACTTTAAGTTATGTAATGTATGGCAGCTAATAAATTATACTGGTAAACATCCTATATCATTACAATGTAAAAAAGGAATGTGGTATAATATTCGTCCGTGCAGTTTTAATGATATGAATACAAATAAAACACCTATTATCTTCGTTAAAAAAATATGCGAAGCAATAGATAAAACCCCTAATAAAATAAAAGATAAACAAGCAACTATAACTAATATTTATAATCAGTTCTATAAATTACAATTTAGTAATATAATAAAACCCTTAAATAACTTACTACTTTAATAAAACCTCAAATATTGCTTTAATAACTGGTGGAGTTGCCATATTACCAAACAAATCTGTATAATTAACATGTTCTGGAACAACAAATGTATCAGGAAATCCGCATATTTTTTTCATTTCAGTTGATGAAAGATTCCGTATAGTATTATCATTTATAATTACAGCTAATTTATGTGAATCTGTTGCGGTTAATGTAGGTGATATATCATTTGGATCTAATATTTTACTAATAGGGAAACTTAATTTACCCTTACATATATTATAACCTTCTGGTAATTCTTCTTTATATTCTCTTTTTCCATCTATTAAATCTTTGGGTTTTTCAATTCTTAAATATTTCATACTAACTAAATTATTTAACATTTCTTTCAAATTATCGTGCTTATAAAATGTTGTTATATCTTCATATGTAAGAGGTATACCATCCATCCATACTATATTTTTTTTTTTTGCCCAATGTTTTTTTCTTCTATTCAACATAATTTTATTTATTAATTCTTTTTCATCTTTATTTAATGTACCATTATAACCAATATCCCAAGAATGAATATTATTTTTACCCCCACGCTTGTCTCCAATTTTACATCCGAATATTGGGGATTCTTTATGAAGTTGTAATATTTTTTTACAAAATGCTGAATTAATTTTGGTATCTTTATTTGCATAATCAATTATACTATTTAGATTAACTTTCGGTTTGTATTTTATATCCTCAAAATTAAATATATTATCTTTTGTACAAACAATATAAACTCTTTCCCGTGATTGAGCACAACCAAAATCAGATGAGTTTAATTTTTTATAATTAACAATATATCCAATATCCTCAAATAATTTTTTTATTTTTTTTATACAATCACCTTTATCAAGTGTCATTAAGTTATATACATTTTCTAATACTACAAATCTTGGGTTATGATATTGACATATATCAATAATTTTGAATATCATACCTCCTCTTTTATCTGAAAATCCCTTTTTTTGACCCGCTGAACTAAAAGGTTGACATGGGAATCCAGCACATAATAAATTAAATGGCTTTATATCTTCATTCTTTAATGTATATATATCAGTTATTTTATTATTTTCATTAAAGTTTAAATTATATGTATCTATAGCATCTTGTTTAATGTCTGCTGATAATACACAAGTTGAATGTACATTATCTATACTCTCTAAAGCAATTCTAAATCCACCAATCCCAGAACATAAATCAATATATTTAATTTCGTTTATTTGATTTTCATTATTTTTCATACGTATATATTAATATTTACTTCTTTATTTTTAATAATCAATTTTAAATAAAATTTATATTAATATTTAAATATTTTTTATGGAAAGTATATTATGATTATTTCAAATAATAATGGTGAGGTTGAATATTACTATTGTGAAGATTGTAATTTTAGAACTTATAAACTAAGTGATTATAATAGGCATTTAGCAACACGTAAGCATAAAAATATGACAAATACTGACAATTATAAAAAAAACATCATACAAAATTATTCATGTGAATGCGGAAAAACTTATAAACATAGACAAAGCTTACATAATCATAAAAAAAAATGTAACAATAAAAATAATGAAAATAACAATTCTGATATTGATTATGAAGAATTATATTTAAAAGCATTAAAAAATAATAAAGAAAAAATATGCTTTAAAAAATTATATTTAAAATTAAATATTGACCTTGATACTGATTTATAATATTCAAATTTTTAATAAAATTGATATTAATATTTAAATATTAAT